TTAATTTAGATGTCCAGTTATCACGCTCTTCAATAAAGACTTGAGGTTCTTCATTATCTACAGCAATTAGTGTAACTAGTTGGGTTACAGGGATGCCAGTACGTTCTTCAAACATAATAGCATATGCTGATTCTTGTATGAAATAGCTTTCACACCATTCCTTCTTTTTGAGTCTTGCCGATGTCTTGAAATCAATAATCGACACTTTACCATCCCATTCAGCAATACAATCTACTCTACCAGCTAAACCGAGATGATCTGAATAAAGTGCTACTTCTTGACATAATACATTATCAACGTATCTATCTATAATAGATCTGACGGCTAAGAAGTTATCATGAATATTGGGTAAGAACCCATTAGCATACTCATCATCATTATCTATGTATTTCTCAATGATTTCATGAACAGCAGTACCTCTAGTAGATGCTTTATATGAAATCCTATTAGCTTTATCCTCACCTACTCTTTTTCGCCATTTAGCAATAGAATCCTTTGATAAGATGGATAATACAGTAGTAACTGATGGATATTTATTACCTCCATCAGGTGTTTCATACAATCGTTTTCCATTATTATATGAAACAGATAGATCGTCATACTCCATTTCAATATTTAAATGTTTAAAGTTCTTGTATCTTTTCATAATATTAATATCCTAATTGTTCCTTAGAGCAGATATAATCTCTTACAATATCTGATCTAACGATGTCAGCCCAAGTAAATTCAATAACTCTAAACCCTTTTAAGGTTTCTAATATATCTATAAAGTTTTTAATCCCTTCTCTTTCTGATTTCTTATGTAGATCTGATTGATAATAATCACCACACATGATGAAGCGACAATTCTTACCTATTCGTGTTATAACAGAATCAAGTTCGTGAAAGTTGCAGTTTTGTGATTCATCTATAACTACAATAGCATTATTAAAAGTTTGCCCGCGAACAAAAGAAGTTGAAATAAACTCTATCTTTCCTGTATGTGATAAGACTTCCCAAGCATCATGCACTTCGGCGAACATCTCAGCACATAGACTTTTATACGGCAATGTATAGACTGCCTGTTTCTCTTCTTCTGTACCGGGCAAAAAACCAATATCCCTTGTTGGTACAATTGATCTAACTATAATAACTTTATCATATTGTGTAGATTTATCTAGAACCTGTGATAATGCTAGATGTAATGCAAGATATGTTTTCCCTGTCCCAGCGGATCCCGATAATATTAAATTATCGTTGGACTTCCATCTCTGTATAGCTTCTCCCTGTTTATCTGATAATGCATCAAGTGTTATTAAATCATCATATCTTATTTTTAAGTTAGCCAATATCTGTATTTCCTTATGTATTTATTTTAGAATGTTTCCCGTATTTGTTATCTATAGATTGTAACACTTCCTTGAATCCTGAAGGTGTATTTCCTGATAATCCCTTTACTCCTGATACTATTTTAGGTGCTCCAATCACCTGTAGAACGGATTCAACAGCTTTACACTGAGGACATGGTTCTTCTAATGGTTTATTCCTCATAGATATTGGACAGAATTTTTCAAATTCTACAGTACAAGATCCGCATCTATATTCATATGTTGGCACTAATCATACTCCATTTGTTCTATTTGATTTGATAGATAATCATGTTTCCTTCCTTTTCTAATCTAAAGACTTGGTGTTTAACATCTTTATGATATTGCTTAATCCGTTGAAGTTGGTGCGTACTTAAATGTGTTGACATATGTGAAACCTGTTATGTTGTTATAGGAATCATAATATAAGATTACTTAGTGATGAGCCCTCCCCAGACTGTGTTGCATAGTTTTGATGTGAGACCTTTGTATTTACCGGCCAGTTTTTTATCTTTCATTGTAATAACTAATTCAGCGTCTTTAGGATGAATCGATTCTAATAATTCAATAAACATTCTCTCTCTTCGCACAGAGGGTACTTCATTACCTGGACCTTCATCAGCGAAGTAATTGAATACTGATGTTTTATCGATCAATGATGAGATATCGTCTGCCATCTCATCTTTAGGTGTATAGGGTACAGATCCTTTTGGTATCCAGTCGAATGTGATACTCTTATCAAAAGATCCTTTTAAGAAATCCCTAATAGCCAAACAATCATTATCTTTAAGAAATGTCGCTTTTGCTTTTGCTGATTTAACATTACTCACAGCTTCAAGTAATTCGTACATATGCTTATATTCACTCATATTAATAATTTCCTTTTTAAAAATCTTGTATACAATCAATTAACATCTTACATCTATTTGAGATTAAATAGTTTAATATCTTTGATCTAGGTGCGACAGTTATGCTCTCATAACTACTTAGTATTTCTTTTTTAATATCTTCTGGTATATATTTTAAATCGATTAGTCGTCTATTACGATAGTAATTCCTTTGTACCTCTGACGGCATGAAATTGAAATCATCCAACCATAACGCCATCTTCTTCTTGGTCATGGGTTTCTGTCTAATCGAATCAACTAAGAAGTTATCACCTGATAAGATATTAGGTACACCATCAGTAGAATCTCCTTTACAGATATGTTCAAATAGATAATCGGGTGAAGAACCAGAAAGGAACTTCTTAGTCATAGGTGAATATTGTGAGATATTAGTTGTACCTTCTTGCAGTTGAATAAAATCTTTATCAGCTGATACAATCATCACCTTATCATGCTTACCAAACTCTTGAGTTTCAGCACATAATACTCCAATAATATCATCTGCTTCAGCTTTATTTACTTTAATAACTTTGTAAGGGAAGTTCTCTTTAATCTCATCAGTCACTTTATTAATGATCTCATACAACTTATTCCAATCCATTGTATCTTTATCTCTACTTTTCTTACGATTAGCTTTATATTGAGGGAAGATATCCTTTCTCCATGACCCACCTTCAAGTGCTATAACGACTTCAGGACCATAGGTAGCCCCAAACTTTACAATATACATACGAATCGTATTAAGAATCATATGTCTAATTAGATCCTCTTGGAGGTCTAATCTTTGTGTAATTACGTTACCTACTGCTATACCATTATAATCAATAATTATCATTTTATTACTTCACCTTATATGCGTTTATAATCAACTCTTTTGCTATTACTGCTGTTTCCCATCCATACACCTTAGCCCATTTCCCTTGGTCTAAATCTTTATAATGCTTGAAAAAATGAAGGATCTGATCCAATACTTGATCTTCTACATCAGACAGATCATTAGTGTTTTTATATAAATAATCGTCAGGTACTGCTAATATCTTATTATCAGTACCACCTTCATCTTCCATATTAAGTACACCTAGTACCTTACACCTTGCTATACATCCAGATAATAATGGATAGGGTGAAATCACTAGTACATCTAATGGATCACCATCATCAGCTAATGTGTCCGGAATAAATCCATAATTACATGGATAAAACATTGCGGTATTCAAGAACCTATCTAAGTATAGTTGACCTGTAGCACCATCAACTTCATACTTAACTGGATCCGAATGACTTGGTATTTCTATTGTTACATCAATTATCATCAATTTACCTGTATATTATACTATAGATTGTCGGAGAAGTCAAGTGTTTCTTTTAGTTTTTTTAAATGAGCAGCCCTTACCTTAACCATTATCCAATCATTCCAGTACTCATCCTTTAAGAGCACATCGTTCTCGAATTGTAACTTAGCCTCGAAGTAAGCACATTCAGACTTACTTTTACATAGTCTAAGAATAGTTCTTTTGAATCTACTCTTATCTTTGTTTACCTCAAGAAGTAACTTTTCAGAAGATCCATAGTAAGTCCTCCAATTGGACTCACCTAGATACTTTTTCTTCTTTAGTTTAACTTGTCGTGTCTTTCTTGCCCAGAAGAACTTTTTTCCAATATATTTTTTACCAGATGTTCTATCTTCAATTTCATATACAAACCCGTATAATACTGTAGCTTTAAACGGAGTCGGAGGCTCATATACCAGACCTTCATATATCCAAGCATCCACATCATTAGTAATCCCCATTATCGTTATCTTCAATTTCTAATTGATCGTTAAGTATGTCTACTTTACCTGAGCAGAATGGACAGTATGAAGGTAATACGTTATTCTCTTCGTATACCTCAGAATATAATACCCCAAATTCAATATTACAATCCGGACAATGCATATCAAATTCAGATTCAGGATCATTATGCAGCATATACGTCTCCCCACGTGCCTTTGAGTCCACCTACTTCATATTCAGTGACTCTGTTTTCAAAAAAGTTCGTGTGATCAGGGGCATTAAGCACCCAATCTAACCACGGTAAAGGATTATCTTTAACTTCAAAGTTAGGTTTTAATCCTAGTTGTAATAGTCGTCTATCCGCTATATGTCTTATATATAGTTTCACATCTTCTTTACTTAAACCTGCCATTGCCATACTTAAATCATCTACACCATCTTCACCATTATAGGCTAAATCGATAAATGCGTCTTCTAGTTCAACAACTTGTCTAAGCATAGTATATATCTGTAGTTTAAAGTCATCAGTAACAACTCTCGGATGTT